AGATCCCACGCATCTTCATAAGTTCCATTTACATTGTAGAAATCTCTACCATAATAAAATTTAACCATACCAATAGCTTTCGCATACTGCACGTAATCTACATAAACCCTTGGTTTTGCTACCTTTCCATAAGAATCTATCGAGAAAGACATATTATATCTCCTTAAATTTCATTGAAATCGAATAGACTCCATTTGCTTCTTGGTTTATTTTCAAAGATGGTTTATCTAATTTGCAAATTGCAAACTCTGCGATTTCATTATCTGGTTGGAATATAAAAGGTATCTGTCCGCCCATAGTAAATGTAAGAAAGTTTCCAATAATATTATCTTTATGTGTACCAGTGTTGCTATCAGTCCAATACCCTGCTGGTGTTATAACTTTTTTTACGCTAACATTATCTATAGTGCCAGCAAAACTACTATCTACTGTGAATTTAAAACTTTCATTGCGTGCAAATGCAGAGCGATTCTCAGCGTAATACGTTTTGCTAACTGTTCCCCCTCCAGTGCTTTCTATGAGTTCACCACCCGTTCCTCCAGTTTCTATGTATTCTGACCCTAACCTAAATTGAACAGTACCTGCTGTTGATGTTACATCAAACTGGATTTTAAAAGTTTCCCCAATTTCTGCGACATTGCTTTGAGATAGAGCCACACTACTAGACTGACTTCCATCAATGGTTGCATTTCCACCAGAAAGATTCCATTGACTCCATTCGCTTCCTGGGGAAGTTGTACTCCAACCATCCGTACCATCTGCAAATGTCCCATTTTGTATTAAATTATCGCTTAATTCTTCAGATGAGCCATACTCAAGAGCCATATTCCCATTAAAATTCATAGGAAAAATATTTTCTTTATCTAGGTATGAATATTTTATATCAAAGGTTCTCTTACCTGTTCTTGAAATAGAACTATAATCTTCATCTCCGCCTTCAACTAGGTCTGTGTTAACCCAAGGAGAATAGTTTCCCCATTTTTTAGGTTTGGTGTAGCTATAGCTTCTTAAATCACTTCCACCTGAAGTTCGGACTGTTTTTACCCCTTCATGTCTATAAGATATTTTTACGTCCAAGTCTGGAGAATATGGAAAGTCATAGTATCTACCTATAGAGTAAGCATTGAAATTAAAAACATCTCCTACATTGAAAGTATTTTCCGTTGTTCCATCCATTATTTTAAATCCCAGTTCGTCATAATGTGCAAACATATCTCCAAAACTTCCTTGAAATTGATTTATCTTCCATATATTTGTTCCAACTTGCCTTCTTAATTTACCATCAGTTCCAAGTATAGAAGTGTGACTAGAGTATCCACCCCTAATTCTTGACTCTACATACCTATCTACACCTAAATCCCCAACATTATGACCCAATAAAGCTCCATAATTTGTTGTTGAAACTAAATTCTTAAATTGAATATTATCTTTGAAATGTGCTTGAAAACTATATTCATTTTTAACTTGTGTTATTGTAAATTTAACTTCATTGTTTGGATTAAAATCCCACAAACTCTCAGGGTTAGAACATTCTAAATGAGTATCTTTATATGTAAATTCCTCTACCATTCCAATGGCTTTAGCATACTGCACATAATCTACAAAGATTCTCGGCGTTCCGACTGAACCATAACTACTTTCGGACATTTTTAACCCTTATTATTTCTTTATTTTTATCATTTAGTTTTATCTCTTTACCCATTCTAGTATACTTTAATTCCGTTTTTTGTATTTTTTTATATTTATTTGTTTTATTAAAATCTTCATATTTTGTATCTGAAACGCTCCATTTCGATTTAGATATTTTAAAATCATCCATCATTCGAGTCACTAAATGCTGCCTTATCTCATCACCATTTTCATCGTAAGCTTTAAATGTTATTATCTTAAAGTCTCCCTCGTATGTCATTAACTCTTCTTCTGGTGGGGACATAAACACAATTAACATCCTTTTACCATTTATCCCGCAAACTGTATTACCATGAACCTCGCCAGAAAACACACCCTTATACTTTATGTCGAGCACTACAATATTATCTTTAACTGAATCTAGGTTAACCTTATTATGTGTCTGTATTATTTTCATATTATCCCTCTAGTACCAATGCTACCATGCCAACCACATCGAGAATATCTAATACACCATCCCCATTAAAATCAGAATTTATGACGCTCTGTACATTGAAACCATTCTCGACTGTTATGAGATTATTCCCTAGTACGTGCTGAACTAAAGCAACAACGTCAAGCACATTGACTATACCATCAAGGGTTATGTCACCAGCTAAAAAAGGCTCTATGATAGATATAACTGTTAAGTGTGTAGTGTCTTCAGGCGAGACAAGACCACTGTTATCTTCACATCTAGCTATATGACCGAAATCTTTTCCAAGCATTTCCTCTGTTACCGTAAAAGATATTTGCTTTATTTCTCCATAGCCACTTTCATACCATGTTTCAAGGGAAAAATTAACATCACTATTTTCTTGAAATGAGGCAAATCCATCTACGATTGTGTCAGCTCCAAGCATATGAAAATCCCACCAAGACTCTATAGTTCCGCCATCCACATTATCTGTAGTTGCATCACTTCTTATTATAACAGTATCCCCGACGAAAAAATAGTATCTTTTTGCCTCTGCAATATTAATACCCCATAAGTTCATTGTAACATAATTTTCCACAGTCATGTCAACCACAGGTCTAGTAGGTGGCGGGGGGTACTCACAAGTACCATTATCTAAGACCGAATCGGGGTTGTAATTTTCAGCGGCGGGGTCAGTACATCCAAAATATCCTTCTGGGAACACACAAGAATCGTCATCATATGTTGCCTCTGGGTTATAATTTGTTGCGGCTGCATTCATGCACCCAGGGACTGGAGCGTCATATGTGCAGCTACTGTCATCTACAGTTGCATCTGCATTATAATTATTTGCAAGTGGGTCTGTGCATCCAGCTATAGTTGGGGTAAAATCAGACGATGTTAGATTTAATTCATGTAATTGTATTGCTTCTATGGTAACTTCTTTTAAATTCTTACTACAAGAAGTTATCATGTAGATTGGATAAATATATTGATTTATATTGGTGTGTCCATGGACTAAACTTCTCCCATAGCAATTTGTATCGTTAATATTATCGTCAAACGATATTATATCACCCACTTCTAAATCAGCAGCCTCTAAAAAAGGTAAAGTTAATTTTAACAATAAGTGCTGATGCTTGTAAAATTCAAACATAAAATCTCTTAGCTCTGTAGCTACAGAGTCAGATTGAATGTATGGAGCGTCTATTTCAAGAAGATAATTATCTTCATCTCCTGGGATTACTCCGTAATAATTTCTATACCTTGTCCTTATAGAATCTCCACTTTCTGGAATTGTTGCGTCAAGTGTTATTAATGATGTCCTGCGCTCATTTTTATTAGTTAAATAATTATAGCGATAATTTACTAGACAACCCCCTATACATAAATCCTCCATTTTTGTTTTTGTAAAACTAAATTTAATTACGTTCTCTGATTTTATTTTTTTATCTACATCCCCACCTTGGGATTTTAAATTTGTATTGTATTGATTTTTTATAGTCCCTATTTCAGCCTTTCCATCTCTAGCTCTGTACCTAAAAAATAATCTTGATTGTCTACATATATCTTCTATAATATCTTTAGAGTTTTTAACCTCATTTATAGAAAAAGCCATGCTTGTATTTCTGTCTTCATTTAAGGCATTTAAATACTTGTCTTCATCTATCATGTTATCAGAAACATTCATTTCTGTCTGCATTAAATTTCTTATAATTTGTGCGGGTTTTTCTATTAATATAGGAGCATTTGGAGTTTCATTTTCCTCTCTCCATCTAACAAAACTAAGTCCGTAACCTGTAAATGTTGTATCATCAGTGTCTGTTGGGTCAACCCAGTACCCATTAGGATTATTAAAATAAGTATTTAGAGTGCTATGTTCCTCCCTCAAGATTTCTGAAATTTCATTTGGATTTTCTCCGTATATAATCCTACCGTAAACTAATTTAAACCCTTGCATGTAATAAGTCGGGTAAAAATTTTCCTCGGCTACTCCAGCACTGTAAAACAATCCCGAATCAGAAAAATGAACTTTTTTTGCTTTTATATAAAAATCCCATCCCTCTAGATTTTGAACAAAGACATACGAATCACCAATAGGCTCTGGCGTTTCGTCTGCTGGTATCAAATATGAACGAGTAACAGCCGAATTATACTCCACTGCCCCATCATTTACAGATGGTGAGCGCCAGTGCATATTTTCTATCTCGATGTCATATATATAGCAATCAGACATTTCATCGTAAAGCATTACTTGATAAATGTGACCATTTATATTTTTAGTTTTAGCAAGTCCGCCGTGAAGTATTGAATTTAAGCCTCTTGCGTGCCTATTTTCCCTGCTATACCCAGCCACAGGGTTACTTTCTCCCCCTGCCTCTGCCACATCTTTAAGTAGTTCTAGTGGATTATCTGGGTCGCCAGGATGAAGAACAGTGATTACGCCTTGTATTGTACTTACATTTTCATATTCACCGCCAACTCTACCTTTTGCGTCTACAAAAAACTCATTAGAGAATACATCCGCCTCAGCCCAAGCTCGCCTCAAACCTAATCCGCCAAGTCCTATACTCACATCGTAAAATATATAGTCATCGTATTGGTTACCCAAAGAATTAGTATCTGGATAGTGATAGAAAGATATAGCGTTACAATTTAAACCTTGCCAATTCCACTCGTCTTCATCGCCCCCTTGAAATTCAGCACGAAATGGCTTACCCATACCAGCGCCACCTCCAGTGGACGCTAGATATTGATAGTCAAAATAGGATTTATATGAATATGCTGTATTGTCAGAATCATTTTCATGAGTTAAGCCTTTGAATGTGAATTCATAAACCGCAGACATTTCAAACCTATCTTTAATTGAAGTAGCAATGTTACCAAGTATGTAATCAAAAATATTTGAATATTCGGGTCTTGCACTAACCAACTCTGAGGGAAACCCCATAGCTTGCGCAACATCTATATAATCATCCATCGGAGTTTCTATGTCACCTTGGGCATCTTCGTCAATCTTAAACCCAGATGGATATGCGTAAACTTTATGGGTTGATAATTCTGGCGAATTTTCTCCACCTTTATAAATCATGGACAAAGCTATATCTCCAGTTATACTTAAATCCACAGGGTATGGAGTTAAATTTCCATCTGAATCTTCCTCTTTGTATGTATTATAGCCAGATAGTGGCTCGAAATTTACCTTCTGAACACCAACGCTTAAGCGAAGAATATCTACCTCTGGAGTTAATCCTGGAATCGCCGCTGGCGCAGTACCTATATTTTTCCTTGTAGATAAGTCTCTAAAAATATATTTTCCCCCATCATCATAAACCATATATAT